GGAACGTAAGCAAACTCATCTAAAAATATAATATTATAAGAACCCCCACGAACAGCACTAGCAGAAGTAGACGAGGCTAAAATCTTTGATCCATTTTCAAGTTCAAGACTTCCTTTATTCCAAGACATAACTCCTTGTTGCAACCAGTGTGGTAAATGTTCATATGCTAATTGTAATCTTCCTAAAAGATCACGAGCAGTTGCAGCCTTGTTAGCAAGTATTGCAATATTAACACTTGGGTTAAATAAAGCATAGTGTAATAGATAAGATATCATTGTTGTAGATTTACCAGACTGTCTTGGTAATTTACAAATAGTAAAACGGTTATTGTGAAATGTACCAACCATTTCTTTTTGAAAAGGATACATCTTAAATGGCACTAAACCATCATCCAAAGATACAATCCTTACATAGTTTTGGATAAAGTATAGTGGATCATCCATACACTTAGAATATTCTAAAAGTTCTTCTTTAGTCCATTCTTGTTGTACGTTAGCTTTTTTAAGATTTGGATTACCTAGATAGGTAGCCTCAGCCATCTGACTTTCCCTTTAACATTTTTTGTAGTTCAGCAGTAGAACCAACAAATAATGCATTGGTAACATTCTTAGGTGCGGAATTTGGAACTTCTTTTAGTTTACGCATTTTTTCTTGTAAGTCACCAAGTTTTTCTGTTACTTCTGCAACTTGTTTAATAAGATTTCCAGCAACCTCATATGCCCTTGGGTGTTCACCTTCTTTTGCTAGTTCTAAAATACCATCAATTGCATCCTGTCCTCTTTCAACTAAACCATAAAAATTTTCTCTTTGATATTTGTAATCGTTTTCAATATCGTCTTCGTTAGAATTTGGTGGTATAATTTTTGATTTAGTCACAGCACTTTTAGCGATAGCTTTATCTACTGGATTAATTATTCCAAGTGTCTCATTTATTATATCTTCTGTGTTTCTCATTTTCTAACATCAGTGCCACTTACTGGATCAAAGTTTTTAGCATCTTCAAAGAAAGATGATGTTTCATTAAATCCAAAGTCATCATCAGCATCTGCAGACACTGGACTTGGTGTGACTGTATATCTTTGTTCTCTTGTAGGAGTAACCTCTGGTAGATTTGCATATTGATCCACTTGTACAGTTTTAATAACTTTACTAGATGTAACTGGCCCGTATAGGAAAAATTTTGAAGTAAACGACATGGTATAAATTATTGCCCGTCTTGCTTGAAAATCACCTTGATAACTATCTTCATAAGAAACATCTGTAAGAATAATAGGAACATCTTTTTTAATTCCCATATCTGCCATGTCATTGAGTGTCAATGTATAATCTGGTTGAAAATATGGAAGTATTTGTTCTACAATTTGTAATGCATCATCAGAATTTTTTGCCATTGCATATAATGTAATATCCATATTATATGGAACGGGCATATATTGAGTATCAAGTTTATTGGAGTCACTAGATGAAGATTTTACTTTTTTAAATTTTTGGACACGATTCATTTTACGAACAGGATCATATGAAAGCGCGCCGATCTCAAAACCCAGTCTTGGTAAAGTTATAGCTGTAGAATTTGATGCAGATGGGTCTTGATCAAGTCTCACTAAGAATTTTTGTTTTGGGCCATATGCCAAAGGAACTTTCATAGTTTGAATTATAGCCCCACTATTATTTTTACGAACTATCTGTATATTGTTAAACATAGTTCCAAATGCAACTATGACATTTCTTATCGTTTCGTGGTAAAATTGTTGTCCTAACATTATGTACTCCCTACATCACCAAATGGGTTTCTTTCTGAAAAATCTAAAACTGTGTCATCAAGGGTTTCAAATAATTCGTTTTGTGTTGTTTTATCTGTATCGCCGTCACCTATTATATAGTCTTCTGAAATTAGGTACTGTGGATTACCTGTATCTGCTGCATTTTCAAGTAGAATACTTTCACCTACAGAACTTGAGTCATCTTCGTGCACTACAGTATCACTGTCTTCCATCAATACTGAATCTGTATATGTAAAATTAGTGCTAAATTCAAGTGCAATACTTTCGTTATAAGCAGAAGTTTGTTCTAAAGTAAATTGATACTGAGAGGTATCTTCACTTAAATCATCTTCAATTGCATCAATAGTTGAAATACCAGTATCAATTATTTCACCAGAGTATTCGTACTGTTTACATCTAAGTTTATAAACAGGATTATTATCTAATTGATAGAATGGTTCATCGTGATCTACAAAACTAATTTCAAACATTTTTGCTAATACTGGATGGTATACTAAATCTCCTTCAAGTGGTCTATCAGCATCTGTGGTAGCTGTGTCCATGAGAATATAAAAATTATCTCCACCTATTGAAGTTAAAACTGAAGAGTTATCACTTTGACTTATAGTGCCAGATTCTAAAAGAATAGAACCACCACTACTAGTATCTGTAGCATCTTCTATTGTAATTTGACTGTCCATATCTTGAAAGCGTTCTTTAGAAACTACAAAAGTAATCTCGTTACGATTTTCTAAGCCAAATTGTTGTATGATTTCTTTATCACCACCAAAACCTTCTGCATCTTCAACGTACATCTCTATAGGATGTTGAGTAGTAAATTTAGAAAGAGTGTCTTCCCCCAAAACATTATCTAATGCAACAGTGGTTCTATTGACATAATAAACATCATGCCCATATATTTGTATAGCCTCTTTAATTAGGTTTTGATACAAACTTCTTTCTGTTGCAAGAGAGTGTAAGTTATTGGTATGGAATGCGGTGTTGACAGCCATATCTTTATCCTACCATGTAATCAATTGGTGTCTCAAATGATAATTGAATTTGTTCTTCTAACTTATCTAACTCTTCTAATGCTTGGGAGTAGATGGTTTCACCATTCATAGTTACACCACCTAACATTGCAACTCCATTAAATTTAGATAGGTTTGCACCCCACTGTCTTTTAATTAAAGCTGTTGCATATCTCTTTAAATATATATCATCAAATATATCTGTATATGTTGCTGGGTCTATTTTACGATAACATTCAATGATTAAATACTCACCAGCACTAACGTCATTAGCCCAATCCATATCAATGTATAATCTATTTTGGTGTTGGTTAAATCTTACTGGTTTTTCCCCCACTAATATATGAGAAAGGTAATCTAGATTTTGCATTGTCATTTGATAATGAATTATTGATGTTGAAGAAAAATCATACAAATCATTTAATCTAAGTTGATAACGAATATCAAACATATTATTTGTTGCGGAATCATCAAAAGGAAATATTTGAATTACGGAAACTACAGAAGATGGCATAGGTATAAAACCTTTACCTTCAGAAAATGTAGCAGTAACACTACTATCCACAGAATCAGTTGCTGTGGTTGTAGCATTAGAAGATGCTCGTGTAATATCGTCAGCGGTTATTTGATATTTTAAATACATCTTTTCAATACCATCATAATGATATTGTGCAAAATACTGTAATGCTTCATCAATACGATCATCTACTTGATCATCAGATACGTTAATATCAATAACACCAAAACCTAGAGCTCTCAGACAATAACTTTTAAATGTTGCTTTTGTTGTAGGTATAGCCATTATTTTTTCCTTTGTCTACTATTTAGGTATTATCGAACTGGAATGCGTTCCAACCTTGTCCAGATAATGTAATACCATGAGAAGCCAAAACTGACAATGGGTCTGTTGTTCCATCTTCAAATAATAGTCTATCATTTTCATTATCTGATGTATCTAAAACGATAAAGTCTCCTTCATTACTAACAGACGTTTCAGAGTCTTCATTTAGTAATGATCCAGTAGCACCTGTTTCAGAGTTTTCATTTAGTAATAATCCTCCATCATCACCTTGTAATAAAAGTCTATTATCATCTTCAAGAGCTATTCTTTGTAAACCACTTCCTTCTAATAAAAGTCTAGTATCATCTTCAAGTACTATTCTTTCAAAGTTAAGATCAGTTCCATCCATTCCAAATCCAGACAGCAATGCAATAGTTCCTGTCTTATCCTGTAACGATGCTTTTCTATCAGCAGTTGGTTCATCAATTCTAAGAGTTGTTTCGTGTGAATCTGCAGTTGCACCCTCAAATACAAAAGCTTCTGTTACGTTAAAAACAGTTTGGTTTACTGTAGTTGTAGTTCCAGAAACAGTTAGGTCACCAGTTATATTTAATTCACCAGCAATTGATACATTATTATCTAGAAATGTTACTCCATGTTGAGATAGGAAACTACCAGTGTCACCTTGCATAACATCTTCTAGCAGTAATCTACTACCTGCACCAGTACCACTGCTATCTATTCCATCTAAAACAATATCATCATCAGCATTTGATTTTATCCCACCAACCAAACTTACTAGTCCTGTCTGGTTTGGGAATGATATAGTGCGATCTGCAGTTGGGTCTATTGCAGTAAGTGCAGTTTCAAATGCATCATCAGTTGCGCCCTCAAATATGAAATTACCAGATGATAATAGATTACCATCTATTCCTCCAGATACACTCAATTTACCAGATAATGATAAATCATTATTTGAAAATGTCATACCATGTTGAGATAAGAAACCACCAGTATCACCATCCATAACATCCTCTAGTAATAGTCTACCACCATCATCTCCACCACTGCCATCTGTTGCATCTAATACAATGTCATCATCAGCTGCCGTTGTTATACCACCTATTAAAGCCACTAAACCAGTTTGATCTGGTAATGTGATAACACGACCACTTGTAGAAGTGAAGGCAGATATACTTGCTGCAGTTATACCACTTGCAAGAGTAGTACCAGAAAGTGCACTTGCAGCAGCAGATGCATCAGCACCAATAAATTTTCCAGTAGATGAATCAAACTTTAAAAACTTACCATCAACTTTGGCAGTAGTTCTTTGAACATCATCTAAAAACTCTAATCTTACTTCACCACCACCAGCACCAGACATTTGTGAAGAAGCAATTTGTTGTGAAATGAGTGACCTAAAATTATCAAACTCTTTTCGTAGAGATGTGATATCAGTTATCTCTTCTTTAATTTCAGTTTTTTTCTTTTTCTTATCATCTAAATGCGTAATAGCATTATTTACAAGATTTACTTCTTCTTTTACTTCTATAGGTTTTGGATTATCATCTAGTTTTTCTAGAATTTCAAATTCTTCTTCTTCAATATCTTTAGCAATATCAACTACCAATTCTGTTAACACTGATTCAAGTGCTTCTAATTTAATAGTTTCTTCTTTTTTACTTTTTTCTTTAGTGATCTTTTTCATTTTTTCAATGTAAGACCGATAGACATTGGCTTGAGTAATTTTACCCATTTCTCTTGCTCGTTGTTCCATTGCAACGGCAGCCTGAACTTTATGTGCATGAGTTTTACCAGAGTTATCTATTTTCTTTACACTAGCCTTTGCATCCTTAACAGTTGCAAATTTTAGTCCATGAATAGTTCCCTTTGGATTTTCGTCTGTGTATAAATCTGAATGTTTATCAGAACCAGCTGGTTGACCTTTTTTACGAGGTATTCTAGGAGCCTCACTTTTTGTTTCTTTTGAGATTTCCTCTAATTCTTTAATTAAGTTTGATACATCTGTAGAAGTTGTTTCAACATAATCTTTACGTTGTTTTTCCACAACTTTAGCCTCTTTAGAAGCTTCTTCCAAGCCACTAAAGAGGTCTTTGATATCAGATTGATCTATTGTAGATTTTGAAATAGGAACAACTTTTCGGCTGGTACGTTTAGCCTCTTCCAAATCTTTAAATAGATTTGCAAGGTCAGACTTTAATTCCATATTTCCAGAACGCATTTGAGTTACCCCCTATTAGAAGTATTTATAAAAAGGGCAAAATGCTATTTTACTCAGACTCGGCACCTTCTGTGTCTTCTGATTTTTCTTCAGTTTTTAAACTATTACCCAATGCATTATTAAAAAACTGTGCAGCTGCATTTAACTGATCCAACTCAAGACTAATATTTTGTTTTTTTGAATTTATATTTTTTACTTGAGCAATAATATATTGCTGCTCTGGTGTCATATCTTCAACAGTGTAATCTTTACCATCAACTGAAACAATTTCTTTATTTTCTGTAGTCATATTAAAGTGTCTCCTTTTTCAAATCACTTATTCTTAATTATTTATAATGTTTTTTATGCATCTTCCAGTGCTGCTACTTTGGTTTTAAGAGTTTCAACTTCTGCACTTAATTCTTGAACTGCTTTAACTAACGGAGCAATAAATTGGTCATACCTTAGAGATTGCGTAGCGTTTTCATCTGTTACATCTTCAGAAACCCAACCTCCAAAGTCTGTATCGCCTAGTGCTTCTTTTACTTCTTGAGCAATTAACCCATAATGATTTCGCTTACCTGCAACATCAGTTATCGTAGGATTTGATTTTGTTAAATCATCTTCAGCATATTCAAAATGTTTACCACCGCTTATCCATTTATATGAAACAGGACGTAATGCTTTTACAAAATCTAAACCTAATGCACTATTAGTTATTTCTGTTTTCATATTTTTATCTGAAGTTTGTATAGTACCACTTACAGCAAACAGTGCTTCCCATCTGTGTGAGTTTTCACCTAAGAATCCTGCGTTATCTGATTGAGGAATTATTCTAGCTGAATTTGTATCGCCTGTCTTTTCAAGATTTCCACCATTCTTAAGACGAAGACCTTCTGCCGCACCTGACGCAAATAACAATGCGTCATCAGTATGGTTATACTGAACGTATCCACGATAAACATCTGTACCAGTTTGACCGTCACCAAAAAGTAAAGAAGAAACACCGTTGGTAGCTGCTGTAAATGCAATCTCTGAATTAGCACTAGTGTCACTTATGTGAAGTTGACGTAAAGGTGCAGCTATTCCAATTCCAACCTTACCGCTGTTGGCAATTCGCAGGACTTCAGAAGAAGAGCTGCCACCATCTCTTGTTCTAAATACTAAGTCACCTTTGTAAGTTTCCTTCCACTCGTTAGCAATTAGCCATCGTGCAGCACCAGATGTCCTTGTCTCAAGTGAAAGACCAGAAAATGTTGCACTATTGTTAACATTATGAAATCCAAAATAATTATCATTATCAGTAGATGTACTCATGGCCTCATCAGTCGGAATTGATCCAGTTGTATCAGCTTCTATATCCAATATATGCAATGGCGCGGTCGTACTAAGACCCACTCTGCCAGCACTGTTGATCCGCATTTTTTCATCTGCAGCTGCACTTGCACCAGTTTTAAATACTAATGAAGTTGCATTATTAGAACTGCTAAAGTCACCTTCAGATATTGCAGACATACCTGCAGCAACCAATATAGCATCAGTACCAGCACCTTCATCTGGTGCTTGGAAATTAATAGTACCTAATACATCATCAGCTGCAATGTCTGTGTCACCACTTTGTAATGTGATTGTAGGAGAAGAACCGTCTGCAGTGTCTGTATCTTTAAGTATAAGTTCGCCGCCAGAAGTAAAAGTCATTTTACCAGATGCAGTTCCAGCTGCAGCAGAGTTAGCAGTTGTAAATACTAAAGAGGTTGCGTTACTTGATGATGAAAAAGTTCCCTCTGCAACTGCTTGAATTTTTGACGCGATAAGAATAGCATCTGTACCACTAGCTTCATCTGGGGCCTGAAAGTTTATTTCACCCAAAACACTATCAGCAGTAACTGTAGTATCACTTGTCTGTAAATTCAGAATTGCACCATCTGAGGTCTTCAGAATAATATCTGGTGTTGTACCACCAACTAAGTCTGCAATTTCTCTAGCTCTACTCATACTGTTTTCTTCCTATTTCTTATTATTTATAATAATATTTTATGCATCTTCTAGTGTCGTAATACAAACAACTGCCACTTTTCTTACGTTAGTCATACTATTCTCCAGTACCTTCTACATAATCTGTCTTATCTTCTTTTTCTCTATCAGTTAACTCTGGTTCGATAATTATTTTACCATCGCTATCTGTCCACTTAGTATGTTTGCTCATCATGTGTTCATCTTTTCTTTCACCGATAACCATCCATGAAATAGTATCAGTACAAGTGTTTTCTTGAGCAGTGATTGTAAGAACATTTCCTGACACAGAACCTTTAATTGCAGTCCAACCAGTTTCATTTGTTGTAAAGCATTGAACCTCTCTATTAAGAGCATCAAAAGTTCCTTCTGTCATTCCAGCCACTGTGTCTATGTTTTGTGTAGCCGTACCATCTACAAGAGCAACCTTACCACGGTATATATTGTCTGCTTGTGGGCCTTCAACAAATGAATGGACAAGCCAGTGAGTGTTCTTTTTAGATTCTAATGGATGACGTATTTTAAATGAGCCTGATCCCTTTGAAAGAGAACCACCAATAACAACATTACCTACATTACTAATTTTAAAATCAGAAGAGTGTCCTGCACCATTACCACCAAAAATTCTAAATGTATTATCGTCAGATTTGTCCATAAAAAAACCACGAGTATTAGTTGGGGTTTTCATTAGAACACCTGCGTCACCAGTGTCTGAACCTCCAGTACCATCTATGGTAAGTAGACAGTTTGAAAATCCAGACACCACCTTATCACTGTTTGCCACTAAAAGATCTTTACTTTTGGCTGTTCCATCTACATCAAGTAGTGCAGCAGGAGCATTTGATCCTATTCCAACTCTGTCTGCACTGGCATCAACAAACAAACAGTTTGCATCACCATTTGATTCAACACGGAAGTCTACACTATTGCTTTCATCATTAAACACTGTTTCCGTAGGCTCAATATTTAAACGACTTATCATGGCTCCATTTACAACGGTGTTAATTGCCATTCTACCGTCTTCAGTGCCATCTGTTTCATCTCGAATTTGACTTATATATCGTACATAATCTATGTCTTCATCTGCATCATTTTTACCAACTATGTCAATTCTACCAAGTTGGTCGTTAACTCCTGGCGAAGATGAAGCTCTGTTTAATTCAAGAACAGGCCCAATATTAGCGTCAGCATCTGTAGATTTAAGAATAAGAGTATTTTCATTACCAGTTGTTGTAATAGTCGTTGAACCTGATGATGCGATTGACATTTTTTCTGTTGCTGTTTCACTTGCACCAGTTTTAAAGGATAATTTGGTTGCATTATTGGAACTACTAAAGTCACCCTCTGATATTGCAGAAATACCAGCTGCAACTAGTATAGCATCTGTTCCAGCACCTTCATCTGGAGCTTGGAAGTTAATTGTTCCCAATACATCATTAGCTTCCATATTAGTATCACCAGATTGAAGTGTAATTGTTGGTGAAGAACCGTCTGCAGTTCTTAGGTCTTTGAGTGTAAGATTACCTGTGGAACTAAGTATCATAGAACCACCATCTGACCCAGCTGCTGCAGAGTTACCAGTAACAAATTTTAATGAAGTTGCGTTACTAGATGAACTAAAGTCACCTTCTGATACCGCGGTAATCCCAGCTGCTACCAATATCGCATCTGTTCCTGTACCTTCATCTGGAGCTTGAAAGTTGATTGTTCCTAGTACGTCATCAGCTTCAATATTAGTATCACCAGTTTGTAGAGTTAGTGTAGGTGAAGAACCGTCAGCAGTAGCCACGTCCTTCATTATTACATCTTTATCTAAGGCAGATCCTGTTATTTTACTAATTGCCATTATTCTGCCTCCAGTGCATCTAGTCTATTTTTAATTGCTGTGTTCTCTGATTCTAATGTCTCAATTCTAGTCATTGCTTCTTGCAGCGCCTTAATAGCTTTCATGTAAAGAACAGAGTATTTTACAGACTTCCATTTTTCTTCTGACTCACTGTCTATGTCTACCAGTTTATCCATTCCTGATGCTTCAAGCTCTTGAGCTATTACACCTATCTGCTCCCAAGCCTTATCATTATACTGGGCAACATCATCTTTCATTTTATATTTGCGAACCTTTACAGCTTTGATATCATCCCATTGACTACTTGCGTCAGAAATATCTTGCTTAACTCTTTCATCGGAAATAGCACCATAAGAGTTATCGTGATTTCTTATTGAACCATTAAGGTCAATAACAATACGATCCGCACTGCTATCTGTACATTTTAAAAAATGGCCACTTGTACTATCGGTAGCAACCCCTGATGTGATGATATTAATGCCTTCTGGTACACCTGATGCAGCAGAATTAGATATTTTTATACCATATCCAGTTGTATAAGTAGAATACATAACATTTCTGTTATGAAAATCCATATGCTGTTTAACTTTAGCACCCCCATCAGATATTACAACATTGTTGTCTTCAGTGCGGATGTCTACGCTGTTTTGGTTGCCGTTAAATGCTCCAAGGATAGTATTATTGTCGCCAGTGGTCATTGCCTCACCACACCCACCACTAGATGAATTATAAGCACCAATAAAAGTGTTGCCATCACCCGTACAAAGAATACCCGCTTCTTCACCTACAATTGTGTTGTTAATTCCTGTTGCAGCTTGTCCTGCCAGTGCACCAATAGCAGTATTTTTATTACCACAGTTAGAAGTTAATGATAAATAACCTACAGCCGTATTTCTAGCACCATCATCAGTAGCATCTCCTGAAAGACCACCCACAAACGTATTGTGTGTGCCTGTGGTGATTGCTTCTCCAGCATTATTACCTACAGCAGTATTGTAAGTATCTGTTGCAGTCGTAAAGTTTTGTGCATTAAGGGCATTATTACCAATAGCAACTGACCTACTTCCTAGTGTATCTGAAGTTAATGCTGCATAACCAAATGCTACATTTTTATCAGCATCAGTAAGAGCGTCACCTGCAAGTCCACCAATAATAGTGTTTTGTACGCCTGTTGTGACTGATAGTCCTGCATTATTTCCCACAGCAGTATTGTAAGTATCTGTAGCTGTCGTGAAGTTTTGTGTACTTAATGCGGCTCGACCAATCGCTGTTGATCTACTGCCTAACGTGTCTGATGCTAAAGCAGCTTCTCCAAATGCTACATTAAAATCTGCATGAGTTAATG